GCCCATGAGATGGTGCATCTTAAGCAATATACCACCGGAGAACTTGGTGCTTATCTTATAGCAACAAAAAGTCTTTCTGGAAAACGCTTGACAGCAACGCGGTGGCAGGGTAAACTATACAAAACTAGAGAAGACGACTCTGACGATAACGAGTATTATGACGCACCATGGGAGATTGAAGCCTATGGTCGCGAAGTGGGTCTTTATCGTCGCTGGCGTAAATCACGTGGTGAACCAGAGGATTTGTAATGGCTAAATTGAAACCGAAACCTGTTGATAATGAGTTTGATGCTATTCAATGGCGCGGATTTATCACCTTTTCCCCAGAAAAAGATTTGTATCCTTTTGAACAGGAACAGCTTGCTGGTTCTATAGATTACGTGTTGGGTTTCGAGAGATGGTGTAAGAAACATCTCAAAGGTCGAAAATTCAAGTATCGTGGAAGCGATCTAATTATGTTTGATCAGTGGAGTGAAGTTGTTCTTAAACCTAATATGTGGATCGTGATGATTCCAGATGACGACACCGGACTTCCTATGCCGAACTTTATGACTGATGAGCAAGTGAAAAGCTTTTACGATGAGATGGGAAATTGAACATGACTAAGATTGAATCGCTTATCCAGAACCTTGTCCGCATCCTTGATACCGACAGGCCTGTTAACAACAGTACAATTTTGAGCTCGCTAATTCAACTTGCAGAGGCGGTGAAGGAACTACAAGATGCCAAAGAAAACAACAACTTCTACGAAGAAACCGACGAAGAAGAAAACGGAAGCAGTGAAACGTACGAGGGCTTCGGCAGTTCGCAAGAAGACTTTGATAACTAAAAGACCTACTGCTCCTCAGAGAGAACTGAAAGCAGTTCCTGATCCGAAACCAAAAACTCCCACAAAACCACCGGGACTTGTGTATTACTCTCTTGAAGGAATCAAGAGGTTTCGTAAACTGCACCCGAATCACAACGATGCGGTTGAAGCTCTTACTCAAGCCTTTGCTGAAGGTAAACGTCTTGCGATCCGAGACAATACCGGTGTAACTCCTGAGAAGTTCCCTAAGATCTGGCTTTCTCTGTGTGATTACATCGAGATCAATAATGTTGTTATTAAAGAACGAGGATACCAAGGATGAACAGTAAGTGGAACCTACGATTCTTAGAGCTAGCAGATCTTGTAGCAAGTTGGTCTAAAGACCCAAGCACCAAAGTCGGTGCTGTCATCGTTGATACAGATAAACGTGTTGTGTCTGTTGGATACAACGGGTTTCCTCGCGGTGTAGATGACATGGAAGCAAGATACAACGACCGTCCTCTTAAGTACAAGTTGGTTTGTCACGCTGAGCGGAATGCTTTGGATAACGCTTCTCTTACTGTTGATGGATGCACGATGTTTGTATCTCTTATGCCTTGCGCTGAGTGCGCCAAGTCAATGATCCAGAAAGGCATCAAGAAAGTAGTCCTTAGACCAGATCCTGAAAAATTCAAAGATTATGATTGGGATGCTGATGTCTACAACTGGAAAATTTCTTCTCTAATGTTTCGCGAAGCGGGCGTTGAGATTGAAATTCAAGAGTGATGAAACAAGTACCAGTTCTTTATATGTTTGACGTAGTAGTGGATGAAACATATATGTTCGTCCACGATCTTTTCAGACACCAAAGTGTCATCATCAAATATACCTGGGGACAAATGGGTGAACCTAACAGTGTTCGCTTTCAACCAAATCCTATGACTAAGTCAGAAGCCAAAAAGGTTGAAATTGATTTAAAACACATTGGTGCGAGCTTCAAAATTACACCAACATTACTGTAAAATGCTTGACAACCTAGTCGTCTCGTAGTATACTGAGAGTTCAGATAGCGAAAGAGTATAAATGTCGGCTTTTTATACAAACGTTTCTCGACAATCCAATAATCTGCTTGTTCGTGGATTTGACGAGAACGGGCACCGATTTAATCGTAAAGTCAAATACAAGCCGTATCTCTTTATCCCTCAACAAGGAACAGGAGAAACAGATTACAGAACCATTGAAGGCAAGCCCGTCGGGAAGATGGAGTTTGAGTCAATGTCTGAGGCTCGAGAGTTCATCAAGCAGTATGACGAAGTTTCCGGGATGGAGATTTACGGTCTAACTGATTTCGTTTATCTTTACATCAACGACCGATACCGCAAGCAGATCTCTTATGATCCCGCTCTTATTGTTTCCGTGGGTATCGACATCGAGGTAAGTTCTGAAGGTGGCTTTCCTGACATTGGAACGGCCGATAAAGAAGTTACCGCGATCACCCTTTCTCACAAGGGTCACAAATACGTTTACGGACTTCCTCCTGGGACCTGCGGCGACTATGTTCCGCATGGTCCCAACATCACATACTACAGCTGTAAGACTGAGCAGGATCTTCTGTTCAAGTTTCTTCAGAAGTGGGAGCAGCTGAGTCCTGATTGCATCACTGGTTGGAACATCGAGTTCTTCGATATTCCGTATCTGGTTAACCGCATCACACGCGTATGTACGCCGGAAGATGCTAAGCGCCTGTCTCCTTGGAAAACTCTCCGCGAGTACGAAGTTGAAATGCGCGGTAAGAAGCAACAAGCTTACACGCCTGTTGGTGTGAACGTTCTCGACTACATCAATCTGTACAAGAAGTTCACATACACTCAGCAAGAATCATACCGCCTCGACCACATTGCCTTTGTCGAGCTTGGTGAACGTAAGCTGGACTTCTCTGAATATTCAAACCTTGAACAGTTGTACAAAGAGAACTACCAGAAGTTCATCGAATACAACATCAAAGACGTTGAGCTCATCGATCGTCTTGAAGATAAGATGAAGCTGATCGAACTTGTCTATGCTATGGCCTTCGATGCCAAGATCAACTTTGAAGATACCCTCGGCTCCGTGAAGCAGTGGGATGTTATCATTCACAACGAGTTGATGAAGACTAAGACGGTTATTCCACAGTTCAAGAAGCACAAGGGTGACTACACGATCGTCGGTGGTTATGTTAAGGAACCGCGAACTGGTTTGTCTAAGTGGGTAATCTCACTTGACTTGAACTCGCTGTATCCTCACCTGATTATGCAATACAACATCTCTCCGGAGAAGTTTGTACACTGGGATACAGAGTTCCCATCAATTGATGAGCTCCTTACAGGTAAGTATGCTGCTCCGCGCGATCACAGTTACGCCGCGAACGGTACAGCTTACATGCGTGACGGACCAGGCTTCCTGCCTGCTCTAATGTACAAGATGTACATCGACCGTACAGTCTACCAGAAAGAACTGAAAGAACTGAAGAAACAATTCAACGAGACAAAAGATGAATCGCTCACCAAACGCATTGCTGCCTTGGATAATCTACAGAAAGCCAAGAAGATCCAACTTAACTCAGCCTACGGTGCATTGGGAAGTGAGTGGTTCCGTTGGTTCGATCCAAAGTTTGCGGAAGCTATTACCATGTCTGGTCAATTATCAATCCGCTGGATCGAACGAAAGCTAAACCAGTATCTGAATAAGATCATGAGCACTACAGGTGTTGACTACTGTATTGCTTCTGATACCGACTCCGTTTACCTGACGCTTGATGCTCTGGTGAACAAGGTTATGCCTGATCAGAAAGACGAAATCAAGATTGTCAAGTTCATCGATCAGCTGACGAATGAGAAACTCGAGCCTTACATTGATAAGTGCTACGAGGAACTTCGCGAGTACATGAACGCGATGGAACAGAAGATGAAGATGAAGCGAGAGGCAATCTCGAACAAAGCCATCTGGAAAGCCAAGAAAATGTACATCCTCAACGTCTGGGACCTTGAGGGAGTTCTATATGAAAAGCCTAAGCTGAAGATGATGGGTATTGAAGCCGTCAAGTCTTCAACACCCGCCGCTTGCCGTACGAACCTGAAGAAGTCCTTTGAGATTCTCATGAACGAGACTGAAGAGGATCTTCATAAGTTTATCGCGGAGTTCCGTGAAACCTTTAAGACCCTCCCGTTTGATGAGGTCGCTTTCCCACGCGGTGTTAAGAATATTGAGAAGTGGGAAACCAAAACGGGTTACGCTTCCGGCACACCTATCCAGGTTAAGGCGGCTCTAGCTTATAACAACATCCTTGATAAGAAGGGTCTTTCCGGTAAGTACGAGAAGATCATGTCTGGTTCAAAGATTAAGTTTGCATACATGAAGATGCCTAATCCGTTCCAGACAGAAGTCCTTGGTTGTTCTTCTGCCATGCCTCCGGAATTTGGTCTCGAAAAATACATCGACCACGAAAAGCAATTCGATAAAGCGTTTATCGAACCACTGAAAAGTGTTATTAGTACGATTGGCTGGAACACCGAGAAGGTGGCAACATTGGAGGACTTCTTTAATGACTGAAAAAAATGATGGTGGTAGTAACTGGATTTTGCTGATTGTGATTATCTTTCTAATTGTAAATCAGTGTTCCGTGGATGATCGGCTGGACAAACTTGAATACAATAAGGTAATCATCAATGCCCAGGAGCGATAGGATCATAGGAACCGTAGGAAGCATAGACCCTGTTGATTGGGTTAAAAAAGGAAAAGTTATGGCAGGACCAGAAGATCAATTAAGATTCTCCACCGCTGAAGACTTTGGTTTCAGCACCATGGAAGTTGAGACTATTAAATCTCTACCAGAAGTTACTGGTGATATTAAAGAAAGCATGGTTCGCGCCAGCGATGCACAAGCTCTGGCTGATAAACGAACAAAAGAAATGTATGATGCAATCGTGCCATTGCTGGATAATCTGATGAAAGACGCAGACAAAAATCCATACATCCACTGGCCTAATCGCTCAGAGAGAATCCAGATGTTCAAGAAAAAGCTTCACGACATTTATAATAGGGAAGATTGACTTGACTTTCTCGCGCCGAGCGAGTATACTGAGAGAACATGCTAAACTGCAAAGGGATTAATATGGGAAGAAAACCAAATACAACAAAAGCGCAGAAGACAGACTTTCTGCGCGATCTCATTATGGAGTTTCCAGATGAGAATACATCCGTAGCTGCCGACGGCGTTGCTGCGGCAGAATTTAGTGGTTGGGTAGATACCGGTAGCTATGCTCTGAATGCAGTTCTGTCTGGTTCACTGTATGGTGGTATAGCCGATAACAAATCGACTGGTTTCGCGGGTGAGTCTGCCACTGGTAAGACCTTCTTCGTTCTCGGTATTGTGAAAGCCTTCCAAGACAAGTATGAAGATGGTATCGTTATCTACTACGATTCAGAAGCCGCTGTTACAAAACAGATGATGGAGTCGCGTGGTATTGATACGAAGCGTGTTGTTATTTCTGAACCAGAGACGATTCAGAAGTTCCGCCACCATGCTCTGAAGATGCTTGATGCATACATTAAGACGCCGGAAGCTAAACGTCCTAAGATGATGTTTGTTCTTGACTCGCTCGGAATGCTCTCCTCAACCAAGGAAATTGAGGATACCGAGAAGGGTGCAGAAACCAAGGACATGACGAAGCCTGGTATTATCAAAGCGGCTTTCCGCGTTCTTACACTTAAGATGGCTCGCGCCAAGGTTCCCATGCTCGTGACAAACCACGTCTACGCTGCCATCGGTGCCTACGTTCCAACAAACGAAATGTCTGGTGGTTCCGGCTTCAAGTATGCCGCTTCTACAATTGCTATGCTGTCTAAATCAAAAGACCGTGATGGTAAGGATGTGATCGGTTCACTAATCCGCGTGCGTATGTACAAGTCTCGTCTCTCAAAAGAGAACCAGATGGTCACAGTAAAGCTGTCCTACAAGACCGGACTTGATCGTTACTATGGCCTGCATGAAATGTGTATTGAGGCTGGTATCTGGGATAAAGCTGCCAAGGGTATCAAAATCAATGGATCAGGATACTTCGAGAAAGCCATCTACAAGAACCCTGATAAGTTCTTCACCACCGATGTGCTTGAGCGTCTTGAGAAGTATGTGAATGCCACATACAGCTACGGTGGTGGTTCAACCAGCGAAGAACTCGATGAAGAAGTCGATGAAGTCTTTGAGGAAGCTGAAGAAGATTCCGAAGCAATTACCAAAATCAAGTCGAAACGAAAAGTTACTGCAAAAAAGAAAAGAGCCTAAATGAGACTCGAAAACGTCATCTTCTCAAATCTAGTTAATAATGAAGCGTATGCCCGCAAGGTCATCCCATTCCTCAAGGGAGAATACTTTCAAGACAAGACTGACCAGATCGTTTTCGAGCTTATTGAAAATCACGTCAATCGATACAAGGGTTTTCCTACACCGGAAGCCCTTGTAATCGACCTACTGAATAAGTCGGATATGAATGAAAATCAGTTCAGCGAAGCCAAAGAACTGATCGGTGAAATTAAAGAACTAACTCTGATTGAAGAAGCGTATGAGCCTGAGTGGCTTCTTGATAAGACAGAAGAGTTTTGTAAGGACAAGGCTCTGTATAATGCACTAATGCAAGCAATCCAAGTTGTTGATGGAGATAAGTCAAGTGACCGTTTATCCGCTGGTTCAATTCCTCAGCTTCTTTCTGATGCTCTCGGCGTTAGTTTTGATACCAATATCGGTCACGATTATCTTGTTGATGCTGAAGACCGCTTTGACTTCTTCAGCCGCAAAGAACACAAGATCCCCTTCGATCTAGAGTTCTTCAATAAGATCACCAAGGGTGGTGTTTCTAAGAAAACACTTAATATCGCTCTGGCCGGCACAGGTGTGGGTAAATCCCTCTTCATGTGTCACTGTGCTGCTCACAACATTATGAGTGGACTTAATGTCCTCTACATCACACTAGAGATGGCGGAAGAACGCATCTCTGAACGTATTGACGCAAACCTACTGGACATTAAGCTCGATGATCTCGTGCAGATGCCGAAGGATACATTCGTCAAGAAGATCAATAAACTCCGTAAAAAGACTGACGGTAAACTGATCGTCAAAGAGTACCCAACTGCATGTGCTGGTTCAGCCAACTTCCGCCACCTTCTAAACGAGCTGGCTCTTAAGAAGAAGTTCAAACCAGACATCATCTACATTGACTATTTGAACATTTGTATTAGCTCGCGTATCAAAGCTTCTGCAAATGCTAATTCTTATACATATATCAAGGCGATTGCTGAAGAGCTCCGTGGTCTAGCCATCGAGTTCAACGTGCCAATCTTCTCTGCTACCCAAACTACACGTGGTGGTTATGATAGTAGTGACCTTAGCCTGACTGATACTTCTGAATCATTCGGTTTGCCTGCAACGGCAGACTTCATGTTTGGTCTTGTTTCTAACGAACAACTTAACGCTCTAAACCAGATTCTTGTAATCCAATTGAAGAACCGTTATGGTGATCTAAACTACCACAAGAAATTCGTGGTAGGCGTCGATCGAGCTAAAATGAGACTTTATGATACAGAACAATCAGCCCAGGAAGGATTAACCGATGCCGGTGTAAAGAAAGATGAGGAAGACGATACCCCTGTTTTTGACCACTCAGATGCAGGAAATCGTATGAATGACGACCCGGAATATCGTAAATCCAAGCTGAGGACGCTGATATGAGAAAGCTCAAAGACGTATTGAACGAAAAAGTTGGTGCTGGTAAAGCGAAACCCGATCTAAAGGGTTTTGGGAAAGCTGGACCACCAGACTTTGTTCTACAGACATTTAAAGAAATGCTGAAAAGTCGGAAAATTAATACGATTTAATCCCAGTAGCTAATCTCCGATGTATAAATAGCTTCACTGATGGGTTGTGTTGAAAACGTATATGATTCGCTCTGCGTTTTCTGTGGCAAGCGTTCTCTCTGATCACAGAGGACGACGGAATAGACGAGGTAGCCGATTAGTCGGTAAGTGGGGTTCTTCTCGTTACGCAACCATCCAAGCCTTGGGGCGACCTTTTCGGGGGTCGCCCCATTCTTTTATCGTAAACGATAAAATGTATCCTATTCGGGAGCATCAAGTCCTGTTTTTATCGTAAACGATAAAATTCAGATTTTGATTGACTTCCCTGGATAAAAGGAGTATACTGGCTGTTGATAAAAGGAACACATCATGCGTATTGCCTACATGTCCGACCTTCATATAGAGTTCGGGAACCCGATTCTTCCATTAAACAAAAACAACGCCGATGTCCTGGTTCTCGCCGGAGACATCTTTCTGGCGTACGACTTTATCGACCAGAACCCAAAGCGCCGGAAGCTATATCACAAGTTTCTGGCCCACATCAGCGAACAGTTTCCATTCGTTCTGATCATCGCCGGCAACCACGAACTTTATCGTTGGCGTAATAAAGAATATGATGCACACGGATCGCATCTTGATGTTATCCGGAAAGAGGTAGCTAAGTACCGCAACATCCGGTTCATGGAAAACGACTCAATCGACCTTGGGGATACCCGGTTTGTTGGGGCTACTCTTTGGACGAATTTCGGTAACGCCAATCCTCTGATCATGGAACAAGCTCGTAACGGAATGAACGATTATCATACTTCTCGTTACACTCCAGAAGACACTCTTCTGTGGTATCATGATAGTATGAGATACATCGAGAGGTGTGTTATGAGTCACAAGAAAGTCGTGGTGATCACCCACATGGCACCAAGCTTTCTTTCGGTTCATGAATCGTTCAAAGGTGATCCTCTGAACTCGGCCTATGCTACGGAGCTATTTGAGTACATCAGCGATCACCCGCAAATCATCGCGTGGTTCCACGGACACATGCACCATACGCTTGATTATGTGATCGGTAACACAAGGATCCTAACCAATCCCTACGGATACCACCACAAAGCAGAGAACAAACAGTTCTCCGCTGATAAGTATGTCGATTTTGCAGGAGAGCTAAATGTCAAGGATTGTTTCGACCATTGAGATTGATGAGTGGAAAGCTCACGAAATCATTATAAGTGAATTGCTACATGAAAGAGCGATTCTTAAAAAACGAACAAGCCATATCGAGAACAAGAAGGAATATCTCGCGGCAATTGAAATGGTCTTAGACTATTTTTCAAACGACTGGCGAACCACCACGAAAAAGTAACCTTGAACCGAATAGTAACTTTGAAAGGGTTACCGTTCGGTTTTTTCGTTATTATTAACAAAAATTAACGAAAAAGTTCGGTTAACAGGAAAAAACCTAATGATTTCAGTCAAACATTACGAAAGTTTAACTTTACAACCCGGCTGGTGGGAGTATACTGATTGAACTTGGGAGCGGCCTAGACACTTAATGGCCGGTTTTACCTGGGTCCGAAAAAGTCCCACGCCAGTAACGAGCGTGAAAAACGTGGGAAACTTTTCGGCCTTGTATGTGAAATGACTAGCTCACCAAGCCGCTGTTTGACATTGTAAAGAGATTGACTGGCCTACCGCTCTAGGTAGCCCATGAAGCGCACAGGGCTCTGACCCAAGCTGCCAGCGACAAAGTTACCATCGTGCGGTAACGCTTCAAAACACGACTTGCTCATTTTTGGATACACCACTAGAGCTTATTTGTCTGACCCCAAATAAGTTCGAAGTGATTGGTCAGATCAGCCTGGTACAAGGTTTGGTGTATCTTAATGTGAGCAAGGAGAAAACTCATGATTACGTGGTTTCAAGTTGGGTATATTATCGCGACTCAAAACATCGAAGTGTTGATTCGCTCCCTCGGTTTGAAAGAAGACCAAATTGGGGATGTTCTTCGCGGGTACCACTTCGGTTACCTGACGCAATACCCTGACTACGACTGCTGACTGATCGCCTGGCGCAAATAGCGCTGGGCTTTCAGCATTGTGAGAATGGAGAAAAAATCACATGAGCTTTGAAAATTATCTCGTCCCCGTTTCCATCGATGATGGTTACCGCTATGACCTGCGCAAAACGGGTTTGACGGTTGGAGTGGCGACGCTTGATGATGGCCTGTGGGTTGCGACCCCATGCGATCCTAAAAGCGGCGAGTTCGACACGGCAAACGCCAAGTCCTTCAAACGACTGGCTGGCGCTGAGTACTACCTGCTGGCCATCGTCTTTGACGGCGATGACTACTACTGATGATGTACCCCGGCGGAAACCCGCTGGGGTCACATCGTAGTGAGAATGGAGAAAAAATCACATGACCATCGAATCGCTTAACGACCTCATGGACGTTATTGAATCTGGCGCTGAAGACCTCGTTCTTCAATGCGAGCATGTTCACGATCTGAGCACTCTCGGCCTTGACGAACGGGCCACTTACGGCGGTCTTTGGGTTGATACCCAAAACGAAGAGTTCATCGCCTGTAAGGCGAGTGACGACCGCGTCCTCCAGTATTATGGTGGGTTTGAATATATCGACAAAGAGTACCGCAAGGAGCTCGGCGTTTATGTGTTCTACCTGACCCAGCCGGATGACGAAGGCCGAGTTAACGCCTGCTTCGAGCGCATGAAGATGTCAAAGATGACACTTGAAGAACTCGAAGCCTACCGTGAAAAGCAAGAAGAACTCGAAGAACTACGTTATGAACGCCGCGAACGTGAGCGACGTTATAGCTGATCTTTACCCCTGCCCAAAGTGGCAGGGGTTTCAGCGTGTCCAACAAGGAGACAAATATGACTGCTTCAACTGAAACAGTTCGGGTGCTCGTCGAAAACGCAGGCATCAATCTTCATGGTGCGGTCACGCGCTCTGAAATGAAGCGTGTCGTTCTTCATCACTACGATGTTCGGCATCGCGCTGAGTACGCCGCTGGGCGTAAGATGAGAATTGACCGGGCTGACTTCGAGCTTCTCAAAGCTCTGGATATCAGCAGCTTCCAGTCGCTGTTCTCTGAGAACTATACTTCGCCCTGAGCCTTACCCCACCGGAAACCCGGTGGGGCTTTGGCGTGTCCAACAAGGAGACAAAAAATGCTTATCACCCGTAAATCTATGATCAGCGGTATTGAGCGCACGCTCGACATTCCTGCGACCCAGGAAATGTTTGATCGGTATGCGGTAGGTGAACTTCTGCAAGACGCTTTCTTCGGCCTGACGGCTGGGCAGCGTGAGTTCATCAAAACCGGCATCACTGATGAAGAGTGGGACAGCCTTTTCAAAGAAGGCGAAGAGCTCAAGGAAGAGCTCGACGAAAGCGACCGCCAAACTGAGCATGAGCTCTACCAGAACGGTTGGCGCTAAACACCTTACCCCGGCACAAAAGTGCTGGGGACAAGGCGTAGTTGAAAGAGGAAAAACAACATGAACAACTGGCGAAACAGAACTGCTATTCTTCCTACTGGCGCCTACATGAACCCATGCCAACCTGAGAGTGCTGAGTACTTTGACCCTGGTCAAGTCGCCTACATCGTCCAAGACGGGAATAAGTTTCGCGTCTGGACGTCGTTCGGTGATCTCGGCGAAAAGTGGAATGTTGGTACGTTCCACGACGCGAAGCATGATCAGTCCTGGAAACACCTCGGTTACTTCAAAGTGATCGGCAAGGTTGTGTTCAAGACCGGTGTTGTAGATGGCAGTGTTCCTAACCGGAAACTCGCTCACGGCGTCTTTAAGTAGCCTACTTACCCCAGCGCAAAAGCGTTGGGGTCAAGGCGTATGTAAGGAGAACTAATATGGATTACGTAGTTGACAACGCTGGCGAACGCGCCAAAGTCTGGGAATATATCCAGGAAGAAACGCTTCGGCCTAATCCCTGCGATACCTGCCAGTTCGCGGCTCGCTGTGATAAAAACGGCACGGACTGCTTCGCTTTCCGTCGCTGGACGCATGACGGCAACTATAACGATCGGCAGATCGATCGACTTACCCGTCCTTTTGAAGTCTAGGAAACAACAAATGCTTCTTTCTGAAAATCTTACGATCCCTGGTCTAGCTCACGAGCTCACGATGTGGCGGAAAAATCCCGAACATCTACGGTTCGGCCAACGTATCTGGGCCCTCTATGGCAACCAAGATCTGAATTGGCCGGAACTCTACAATGAGTGGAATGAGCTAGAAGCGTACAGCCTCGTTTTGGCGCTTCTGTACGGCCGACTAGGAAAATCCTAAACCTTTACCCCGGCACAAACGTGCTGGGGTTTTGGTGTGTCTGTGGAGCTCACTGGAGCGAATCAGTTCTTTGACCCTACACCGGGGACCCGAAAAACTATCGCTCCTGTGGGGACTCCACAGAAGAAACCTTTTATTAACTTTTTATCGTTTAACGATATGAACATTACGAAAGTTTAATAATAAAGTTTCAAAGCCCTTTTAAAGGAGTATTGCCTTTTCTGCCAGTGAGAGTATACTGATGAGACTTGAAGGTGAACCGGCGCAGAGGACTTAAGACGCCACGGGCCAGAATTACGGACCCGGACTAGGTTGAGCCGCCACTGTTTGACATTGTGAAGAGATTGACGCGACCCCGCCTCCGGGTTTAAGGGTTCGCATTACTACATCTCCAGCTGTTACCCCGCTAGAAACCTAGTGGGGTTTCAGCACGCCTGGCACTTAACGCCAGGTGATGGAAAATACCAAAATGGCTAATGCTCGTGTTGCTCGTGCTCGTGACCTCGTCGCCCGTTTCAAACGGATCAAAGCGGCGGTGATCGTGACCGACACCCTGCTTGACACCTACTTCACTCGTCGCGCTGACGAGATCGAAGCGTTCAACGAAGACCTTGAGGTAACTCTCACGGTCACGAAGGACGAAGTGGTCACCGACATCAAAGCGGCGGCAGCGAAGAAAGCTGCCCCCGTGAAACGCTCTACTCGCCGCAAAGCGAAGTAGTTGCCCTTACCCCCAGCCAAAGTGCTGGGGGTTTTGGCGTGTCCAGCAAACCGCTGGCTTAAAGAGAGATTAAATATGAAACGCGCAGTCAAAAAAGCCAAGCTTCCGCTTTTCGTCATCAAGCACGTGAATACGTGCAAAGGTTCGGCGGAGTTCGGTCAGACCTTTAAGCTGACCTATCTCCGTCGTGAGGACGCGGAACGTTCTTCGGCCTACCTGACCGAACTCGGCGTCAACCACACGATGGTTGAACCGAAGCTCGCTGCCTAAGCCTACTTACCCCAGCGGAAAACCGCTGGGGTCAAGGCGTAGTGAGAAAAGAGGAGATTTAATGATTTTCCGCAAAATCGCTGGCGTCATCCTGATTGCCTGTGGTACTGGACTGGCCGCCATCTCCGGCGTGCTTGCCTATGCGGGGTTTGAAAGTCAAATTCAAATCCCGTTCGCTGGTTGGATTGGACCTTTTACTGCCGCTGCGGGCGTAGCCCTCGGCGTCGCGGTTGAAAGCGAAATCCGCCACCGCCGTTGGGTCGCTGCTGCGGTCCTCGGCGTCCTGCTCCTTGTGGCTGGCGGTCTTGACCGTCACTCAGGCGAGCTTGCTTTGATGAACGAAGTTGAGAAGGCGGATCAAACCTTCTCTGACCGTGATTCAAGCTATAAAACCGCTGTCGGCTCTAAAGCGGCTGCTGAAAAGCAGATCACTGACCTTGATGCAGAACTCCTGCTGATGGTTGCTGAAGATGAGGCGACGATCAAGAAAGCTCAGCTTCGGCTTAGCTCGCTTGGTTATTACAAGAACAAAATCGATGGTGATCGTGGCGGCGATACTCTTGACGCCATGAACAAACGCGGTGATGAGATCCGTGGGCTGCTGGTTACGGCTCGTGATGACTTGAAGAAAGCGACAGATACGGTCGCTGCGGGTGCTCCCACTGCGGAACTCCCGTTTAACCTGACCGACGCGGCTCTCTACGCCACGTTGATCACTGTTCTTTCCATCGTGCTTGCCTTTGCCGGCTCGTACGTCTTCGCCGGTTTCGACCGCGAAGAGGGCATTGACGAAGTTATGGACGAAGTGGAAGACGCCGTCAGCGGCGTTGAAGCGGAAATCTTTGACCTCGTGAGCTTCATGGATGAACAGAAGACGTCGCGGAAGCGGCGTTGATGTCCTTTACCCCTGCCCAAAGTGGCAGGGGTTTTGGCGTGTCTAATGGAGAAAATGACATGACCGTTACTCGCATCCGCATCATGAACCCTGATCGTTCTGTTCAGGTTCTGGATAAGACCTGGTCGCAGCTGTGCGAAACTCTGCAAGAGATTCGCCAGGTGTCCGCTGACAACGTTGACTTCTTTTGGGACATGCGTTCCGTTCCCCTGCCTAACGGCGGGAACGTGAAGCTGGTCAAAGAAAACGTTTAAACTGCTAACCCCAGCCAAAGTGCTGGGGTTTCAGCAGTGTGTAACATGGAGAAACCTACACATGACGACCTATAACACTTTCAACAAAGCCACTCTCGCTGTCCTTCGCAAAGAGCTCAACCTTGTGCTCGCGAAATTCGGCGATGAGTCCGGTCTGATGTTGACGCTCGGGAACATTCGCTTCGCTCCCGACGGCTCCACGATGCATACGCGTATCGATGCGCATGTCAAAGGCAAGTTGTCTGCCGAAGCGGTTCAGCTGGGTCAAACGCCGACCCTGATGAAAGTTCTTAAAGACAACAAGATGGCCGATACCTTCGTCTCGCCGATGAACGGTACGATCACTCTGATTGACTATAAGGCTCGTTCGCACAAGTACCCGTTCATCGGGACGCGAAGCGACGGGAAACGTTTTAAGTTCTCGCTCTCGCAAGTTCTTGCCGGCCAATCCCCGGCGAAGATGCTCGCGGCTAAACGATAGCCTACTTACCCCAGCGGAAAACCGCTGGGGTCAAGGCATTGTGAATGGAGAAAAATCACATGACTGTTTTTATTTGCGATACCTACTCCGACCTCCACAAGGACGTCTACGGCTTTCGGCCGCGCAACGTTCACTTCGAGACTCAAGAAGAATTTGACGCTGAATATGATCGTCTTGTTCGTCAACTCGCTGTGGTGATTGAAGATGATCGTCGCGATAAAGTTTGCGCCATCAAGACCGTGAAGAATCGTATTCGCGGCCTGATGCGTGAACATAGTATTGATGTAATCACCGCTTTGATGTGGGACTTCGATGCTATGGGCTGTGACGCCTTGTACGGCTGGGAAAGTTATTGTTATGAAACCGGCATCGGGTTCGCACTCGACCGGAAGATGTCCCGCCTCGGTGTTAAGCCTCCCCTTAGATTCCAGCAATTTAGGGCGTAACTACCTGCAACCCCTGGCCAAACGGCTGGGGGTTTCAGCGTGTCCAAAATGGAGAACTACATGAACGCGACTTACCAACAAATCCAGGAAACCATTTACGCCATCGGCACCGCTCG